GTGACTGTTTGAGCTGAAGCTGAGTCAAACTCTAAAATCTTGTAGCGATCAGAAGTGAGAACGGTGTAAGAGCTAGCAGTAGAAGCGGTTAGATTTACTTCGTTGCTCAGGTACAGATTGACGTCCGAAGCCGCCAAAACCTCGCCCGCTGTAAATGTTTTTCTAGGCATTATTTTCCTTATGTCTTTCTTTTATTTTACTAGTAACCAAGGCGGTCGTCGTCTAGGACACCCAGAAGCGCATTATCTAGGATAAATAGTGCGAAGTCTAGGCGTTCCAAAGTAAAGGTAATATTCTTGCTGTTGTTCTCCCAGCTATTGTTTATTCCGATAACCCGGCAGTACTGCTCGATCGCCGGGGGAACTTGTGAAGGTAAGAATTTGACTTGAACAATATCGCCGATCTCTAAGTCTAGAACTAGATTCTGTTGCGCTGTTGAAATGTTGTCTAGTGATACGGTGACGGTTTCAAATCGGTATTGTGGCTCTTTGAATCGTGCTAGAAGGTAATCAGCTAGGAATTGTAGGTCTGCCGGATTCTGGACTAGCAGCCCGCCTTTATCGTAAGAACGGACTCCATATAAAGCCTGACTATCTAGGTCTTCAGCGAACCCCGTGTCTGGAATTGCTTCGTCGTTTTCTAGCAAGATTCGGTTGTAAAGATTCTCGGAACCATAAACAATATTTACGTCGATAAATGGAACGGCGGTTAGTAGCGGGTCTGTTGTTGTGTTTGAGAAGACCAAGCTAATAACGTTCGGGACGGAGTTTCTTTCCCTAAAGACTACGTTGCCTTCACGGGAAATAAAAAGAGTTCCGAATTCGCTAGTTTCTATAAGCTGAAGATAGCTAAGTGTTCCAGTTGCCTGAGCAACTACGGAGTCGAGCATTAGTGTATCTCCGGCGTCTATCTCTCTTCTATCCGCGGGCCACGCTACTTCGGGAAGGTCTAGGATTCTGTTTATTCTTGCTCCAGATAGTTCGCTCGGCGGGGCTAGTTCATCTAAAGCCGAATTGGTCAAAATAGAAAATGCGTCGGATACTGCTATCTGAACAACGGACTTCTTTCCCGGTTCATACTGAATATCAAAGTCGTCAATAAAGCCGTTGAAGATTGGATAGTTATTGGAAGAAATAACAACTTCACGCCGGGGAATGAGCTGCCCAAAATAAGGCCCGGCTGCGTATAGCGGGTCAAATCTTCGGTCGTAGTTATCTACGGTAATTGTGGAAACTCCAGCGTCTATCCGATCTAGAGCTTGCGATTTACCGCGGCGAACATTCGAAGAAACTATGCGAGAAGAAATATCAAAGAGCTTCGTTCCGCCTAATGTGTATTCCGTGTTGTCTAGAACACCCTTCACAATATCGTCTAGGGCAAAAGCTGTTGGGTCGTTGCTACCTAGATCAAGACCTAGTTCTACCTTTAGAGCTGGAGCTGGCATTACGCGCCCTGCCAGACCGCGCCTGAAGTTCTTTCATAGGCCTTAATAGCGTCTACGATTGCTTTTCCAATAGTCGCACCGGAACCAACTCCGCCTTCTACGTTTATGTTGTAGACGCTTTGTTGCGTTGTGTTATTGAATCTCGACTGAGTTCCCGTCATACCGATTTCGGAACCTAAAGTCTGAATCTCTCCAAAGCCTGCGTTGATTCGTCCTAGCGCGTCCGCTCCCCCGGCCACCAACCCTGCGGCTAGCCGTGCGCCCGCAACTGGCCCAGCCGAAATTACTTGCTGAAGTAGTGCCGGGTCTAGTCCCATAGAAGCCAACTTCGTAATGTTTCCTGAGAAAGACTTTACCCGGGCTAGAAGCTTGTCCATATTGCGGATAATGGAATCGGTCGAACCGCCTAGCTCGGGAAGGCTGAAGGCTCCAACGATTGAGTCTTTGATACTAGAGAATATGCTAGTGACTGAATCGCTAAAGGACTTGTAAATTCTTTCGCGTTCGTCGGTAGCTACTTTTTCTGAAGCAATAAGTTCATCACGTTTTCTATCCGCTTCTTGTTGATCAGCTAGGATTTGGGCGTTAGTTGCTTCGGTCTGAGCTTTGATTTCTGCGATACCCGCAGCGGTCTTGTTGAACTTTCTTTGAGTTCTTGTAGCTAAGTCCGTGTTGCCTTGTGCGATTTTCCTAGCTGTTGCTAATCCCTTAGTTCCGCCTAGAAGGTCTGCCGCCAATCCTTCGGAGATACCGCTCTTAGTAGTTAGTTTGGTAAATAGTTTTTGATTTTTTACCGCTGCGTTTAGAGTTTGAGCATAAGTCTTTTGTTGAGCACCGGCATTCTTATTATTTAGGTCTGGTGTAATAACGCTCGGAGTAAAAGCGGCAACTTTAGCGTCGAAGCTTGAACCGCCGAAAGAACCTGCTATGTCGCTGGCAGAACGTCGGGGAAGTGGAGCAATAGAAACCGCAGAATTGAATTTATTTATAGCGTCTGTCGCTACACCATACTTGCCCGCTGCCCATTCTGCGTCTTTACCGGAATTTAGAACCGCTGTTCCAAAGCTGGTAACTACTGGAGTTGTTTTTCTATAAGAACTATCTACTTCGGTTGCGCCCTGAATAATGAATCCCAAAGCAACAACGAACGCGGCAATACCGCTCGTAAGCATAGCGATTCTAAATAACTTCAAAGCTTCGGTAGCTGCGCCAACGGCTCCAGTAGTGGCTCCGAATGTTGCGTTTAGAATTACGGCTGCGGCGTTGTAAAGACCAACCGCAACTTTGCCTAAGTTGTAAGCGGTGTTCAAAAGATAAATAGCTGTGACGACTTTGATAATAGCTTCGGCATTTTGAACTAGGAAAATAAAAACGTCTGAAATTGTTTTAGCGAATGCTTTTAGGTCTACCGATTCAAGCGCCGCTTTTAGCTTGGAACCGATTTCTGGAGCAAGCTCTCGGAACGCGGTAATCATTTCTGTTATGGCTGGCATAACCACAATGCCGATTTCTTCGCTTAGGTTCTCTAGCTCGATTCCTAGAAGCTCAATCTGCCCAGCGAAAGTTTGAGCGTAAGCTTGCGCGGAGCCACCGAACTGAGATTGTAGTTCCGCAAGAATAATCTTCTGCGCGCCAAGAAGGTCGCCCGATTCGGTGAGAGCTTTTATCTGCGCTTTTTGTTGATCGGTGAACTGAATACCAACACGGGTAAGGGCTGAGATTCCCTTTACCGGGTCGTTCAAAGCCTTACCTAGACGAATAGCCTCACCGCTAGCGTCCGTTCCCATAGCCCGGGCGACGTCTAGAGTAGCCGCTACGGTCTGATCGAAGATATCGTTGTTGGCCCCGGCTTGGTTCTGAATGTTCTTGAAGGTAAGAAGAAGGTTTGCGCCCGACTGAATTAGTTCGTCATCTACCGCGGTTTGACGGCTAAGAGTTTCCGAAAGGTTTGCGATATCCGCCGCGGTTCCGTTAGCGGTAGTTCCCGTAGATTTTAGAACCGCGTTAGTCTGCGACATTACCTTTTGGGCTTCGGCGGCTGCCGCAACACTCTTACCTAGACCAACTGCCACCGCTCCAATAGCAACTCCGGCAATAGCAGCGTTTCTTCCTAGAGCTTGAAAGTTGCCTCGGACTTTGTTTAGCTGATACTGAGCCTGCTTCAAACCCTTAGAGTCGAAGACGGTGATAATCGGTATTCTGACTGCCATTACATTACCCTTAGCTTCACGTTAGCTTTTTCTGCGTATTTATCTAGAATCCTTTTTATGCCGTCTTCTAGGTTTTGTTCTTTCTTTTCAAATCCCGGGTAGACAAAGCGAGAAGCCTTTTTAGCAAGGTTCGCAAGCATAGCCCTACCGCGTGCGGTTTTAGCTCCAGCTCCGCGTCCAGCCATATCGACGATCTCAAAACCTACGCCGTCTTTAGGCGGGCTTGTGACGATAGTAATCAAAGAAGATTCTTGACTAGTCATAGTTCTACGTGGCGACCTGAAGGAAGTAGAAACTCTAGGGATTCGATACTGAGTTCGTCCGTTATGGTTCATCATTCCCGACAACGGAGCAATCGGGGGAATGCTTGATTGAATAGAAGAAACGGCTGCGTTTAGTCCCGTGTCGTTTTTGATATCGGAACGAAGCTCTTTGATTGCCTCCGGTTGAAATCTTCGGAGAATGTTTATGGTTTCTTGAACGCCTTCGACGTCAATTTTTACCGTTTCCATTACACACCTCTTGTCTATTCTACCGAATCCAAATAAAGAAGCCCCTGCCGTAGCAGGGGACTTCTTTACCGCGGAAGATTCTTAGCGACTAGCCACCTGTTCATTGTCCAAAGCATTCGATCGGACTGCTCCAATAAAATACTCGGAGCTATTCCCGACTCGACCGCTAGGGAAGCTATGAACCAATGAGCGGAGCTATCGCCTAGTCCTTCTATTCTGGAACTTTTGGGTCTTCTGTTGCTCCAATAGCGTCTACCAGTTCTAGCCAAGTTTCAAATTCTTTGTCTGTTTGCTTCTTGCGCTTTTCAGAATGCCAAGCCAAGAAAAGCAACCAGCCCATTTTCGGTTCGTCTAGTTTTGCTATTGAAACGTTGTATTTGTCTTCGAACGCAACCATATCGGGAGCCGATACAAGAACGTCCTTATGTGTTCCGTCTGCGAATTCAATGCGTAGGGTTAGTTTCATTCTTTAGCCTTATGCGGTTGCGAAGCTTACGGAACCCGAAGTCGGGTATGACACCGAGAAGGTGGCTAGGTCGCCCACCGCACCCGCTACTGGAGATACGCTGTTCACAAGAACGGTCGCAGTCCAAGTCGGGTTAGTTGAAGACGGAGTGGTTCCGTTCGGGTTAATTGTTACAGTTGCGATTGTTCCAAGTAACGGGTTTAGAACGGTGTTGATTTCACCAGCGGCGTATCCGCTGTGGAAGTCTAGGGAAACTGTTCCCTGCTTTAGCCCACCGATAACTTCTGTCCAGCCGTTTGAACCAAAGCTAGTCACGTCTACGTCGGTAGATGTTAGCTCTAGAGTTGCGGCAGCGACGGAGCTTGAAACTGTTCCACCGTTGATTGTGACCTTTGGGTTGATAACTACATATTTTGGCATTTGTTTTGTTTCTCCTATTTTCCTAGCGGTTTTATTGTGCGTAAACTACGACGTT